CCTCCGGTTGAGTTCGCGGCGCATTTCGACCTTTTTTAGGTGAGTTATGGGATCACGAGGACGCCTGCCTGACCCGAATAGTGCCCGGACCGCCGACGGCCGGAACACCATGACAGCCCCACGCCGCGGGTCGGACGATCCGGTGCGGATGCCTCACGGCCTGGCGAAAAACAAACCAGCCGCGGCCCTCTGGAAGCGGCTGTCTCCGACGCTCATCGAGGACGGGCGGCTCACTGCCGACCAGGCGGAAACCTTCGCCCTCATGTGCCGGCTCCATGCTGAGATCGAGAGGCTCGACCTCCGCATCGCGACGGACGGCGACACGATCGTCAACACGAAGGGCGACATCGTGAAGCATCCAGCCCACACCATGCTCCGGGCTGCCCGGACGGAGTTCGTCGCCCTGGCCCGCGACTTCGGCCTGACGGCCGCGGCCGTGGCTCGCCTGCCAATCGAGGAAGACGATGCGGAGGAGGAAGACCCGCTCGCGAAGTATTCCTGAGCCGTGCGGCCCGCCGCCCGACTCCCTGTTCGTCGATCCGACGTCCAGGCCGGAGTACGTGCCAGGGTTCGAATGGAAAGCCGACGAGGCTGACAAGCCGCGGCAGTTCATCGAGGAGTGCTGCCGCCACCGGGCGGAGGGCGGCGAGATCGTCCGCGTCTCGCCGATCCCGTGGTTCCGGGACCGCGTGCTCTTCCCGCTCTTCGGCTGGCGACGGCCGAACGGCCGGCTCCGGTTCCGGCGGTTCTCCGTCTTCGTGCCCAAGAAGAACCGGAAGACGACGAGCTGCTCCCAGATCGTCCAGTTCGCGAACGTCGTCGCGGGCATGGACGTCTTCCTCGCGGCAAACGTGAAGGACCAGGCCCGGACGATGTGGCGGATGGTGCGGGACTCGATCCAGGCCTCGCCGATCCTGGAGCCGGTCTTCGACGTCGTCGACCACAAGTACCTGATCCGCAACAAGCGGAACGGGAAAGAAATCCGCTGCCTGTCGGCCGACGCGAAGGTTTCGGAGGGCATCAACGGTCTCGTGCTACTCGACGAGATTCACAGCTTCAAGAAGCCCGACCTGGTCGACACGATCATGTACGCGACCCGCGGCATCCCCAACGCCATCATCGGCTCGATCTCGACGGCCGGCGACAACCGGAACGGGATCGGCTGGGAGTGGTGGGAGGCGACCGAGCTGGTGCTGAAAGACCCGAGCGTCAACCCCAGCCTCCTGGGCGTGATCTTCGCGGCCGACCCCGAGGCCGACGATCCGCACGCCCCGGCCACGTGGGCGAAGGCGAACCCGGGCCTCGGCGAGGCTTTCACGGAGGACGAGTTCCGCAGCGACTACGAGGACGCCCTCACCCACCCGCGGAAGTTCTCGAAGTGGCTGCGGTACTCGCTCAACGTGTGGACCGCCCCAGACAACCGGGCCTTCCCGGGCGAGCACTTCGCGAACTGCCGCAAGCCCCGGCCGGACCTGACCGGGCTGACATGCGTCTGCGGAATCGACGTCGCCAGCAACATCGACATGACGGCGGCGTGTTTCCTGTTCAAGCTGGCCGACGGGTCCTACTACGCCATCATGCGGTACTGGGTCCCCGAGGAGACCGTCCGCGAGCGCGAGACGAAGGACAATATCCCCTACTCGACCTGGGCTCGCGAGGGCTGGCTGACGGTGACGCCGGGGGCGCGGCTCAACCACAAGGTAGTCGCCCGCGACATCGCGGAGTTCGACCGCCAAAACAAGATCGCCCTCGTGTGTGCGGACCCGTGGCAGATCGGCCCGATCGCGTCGATGCTCGAGGAGGAGTCGATCGACCTGAAGGCGGTGCGACCCAGCACGACCGTCATGAACGCCCCGTCGAAGATGCTCGAGGGTGAGGTGGTCGAGGGGAAGTTCGGCTACGAATCCCCGATCCTGCTGTTCAACGCGAACAACCTCGTTTGGTTCGAGGACTCGACGGGGATGATCAAGCCCGACAAGGAGAAGTCGCCCGAGAAGATCGACGGCATGGTGGCGGCGGTCAATGCGTTCGCGGCCGCCATGGAGAAGGACGCCGAATTGTCGGAGCGGCCGGCCGACGGCCCACTCCTACAGCCGCTCTGGTGACGCGGCTATAGGGCAAATCGGTGGCGGTTTGGAAGGATGCCTTCCATGCCACGCGCCAAGCCCACGGCCTCCAGGCGGTCGCCGCAGAATCCGACGTCGAAGCGGCCCGCCTCGCGGAGGTCGCCGCGGGCATCCACGCGCGCCACGATCGCGGACAGCACGCTCCTGGACCCGCTCGCCTGGGGTGCTGCCTCGGGTCGGCGGGTCCACCCCGAGCTCGCCGTCCGGGTGTCGAGCGTCTTCTCTGTCTGCCGGTTCATCGCCCAGTCGATCGGGTGCATGTCGCGCCGGCTGAAGGTGCGGCTGGCGGGCAAAACGCTCGACGCTGTTCAGGGCTTCGGCGATCCGGCCGCGAGCGTCTACCGGCAGGCGGTCCACGCCCTGCGGGTGCGGCCGAACCCGTGGCAGTCGCCCTTCGACTTCTGGACCCTCCAGGCCTTCTGGACCGCCCTCCACGGCGGCGGCTTCGCCCGCGTCGTGCCCGGCAACCGGGGGGCGATGACCCACCTGATCCCGCTCCACCCGCGGCGGATGCGGACGAAGCAGCTCGCCGACTACTCACTCGCCTACGAATGGTTCGACGAGAAGGGCAAGTGGATGCCGCTCCAGCAGAGTGAGGTCCTCCACTTCCGCTGGCTGGGCGACAACGGGATCACGGGCACGCCCCCGACGGACACGCTCGCGACGGCGATCACGATCGCCCGGGAGCTCGACGGCGCAGCCCTCACGCTCTGGAAGAAGGGGGCGCGGCCCGACTTCGTGATCGAGACCGACAAGCGGATGGACGACACGACCATGGCCCGCTACCGGTCGGAGTTCCGCGAGATGTACGGCGGCGACAACCGCGGCACGCCGGCCGTCATGATCCCGGGCCACAAGCTCGTGCCCATGCAGTCGAACACGATGGAGCAGAGCCAGTTCCAGCAGCTCCGCGAATCCATCCTGCCCGAGGTGTGCAGCCACTGGGGCGTGCCGGCCTCGCTCGTCGGGGACGCCAAGGCCCAGCGGTACGGCAGTCCCGAGGCCGACAACCTCCAGGCCCAGGTGTGGTGCCTGCTGCCGTGGCAGAAGCGGTTCGAGGGTGCGGTCAACCTCTGGCTGGCCGACACCTACGGCGAGGGCACGTTCTTCCAGCTCGACAACCGGGCGCTGCTCCGCGGCGATTCGGTCGCCCGGGCGAACCTGTACCGGGCGCTGTTCGCCATGTCGGCGATCACGCCGAACGAGATCCGCGAGCTCGAAGACTTCCCGCTGCTCGAGGAGCCGGAGGCCGACAAGACGTTCCTGCAGCTCGGCTTCTCGACGCTGGAGATGGCGGCGAATCAGGCCCAGAAGGGGGCCGCCGGGGCGGTTGCTGGGGCGACCGCGGGCGATGCCGCGAGCCAGGGAGAGAGCGTGCCGTCGGCAGGCGGGTTCACGCTCGGCCAGCGCGTCTACTGGACCGACGGCGACGGCGTGATCGAGCACTTGATGACGTCCGGGACGCTGGGGACCGAGGGCTCGACGTTCGCGATCGAGGCCACGCCCGACGACCCGGCGGCCCTGATCCGCGTCTACCAGGGCGACCAGCCGACCGAGTTCACGGTCGGGAAGCGGGTGGCCGAACTGTCTGCCGCGCCGATGACTGCCGACTCCACGGGGGGCAACCCATGACCAGCACGATCGAACGCCGCTACCTCCTGACCGCCGACTACCCCGAGGCGATCACCGTCCAGACGCGGGACGGGGAGCCGCCCGTCATCGCCGGGATCTCCCCGCCGTGGGATTCGTTCTCCGTCGACCTCGGCGGCTTCCGCGAGAAGTTCGCACCGACGGCCTTCGACGGCCTGGTCGACCGCAAGGCGAACGACCCGCGAGGCAAGCTCGACGTCCCGTTCCTCACGGACCACCTGTCGCATCTGATCACGGGCCGGACGACCAACGGACGGCTGGAGATCCGGAAGGGCCTGAAGGGGCTTGAATACACCCACCGCCCGATCCAGACCACCCACGGCCGCGACCTCGCGATGCTGGTCGAGGATCGCACGATCACCGGCGCGTCGTTCGCGTTCACGACCGCCCCCGACGGCGAGACCTGGACGGAGGACGAGAAGGGCAACGTCGTGCGGACGGTCTTCCGCGCGACCGGCCTGTACGACATCTCCGCCGTGACATACCCGGCCTACCCGCAGAGCACCGCGGGCATCCGCTCGCTGCCGCTCTGGAAGAACGCCCGGAGCGTCCTGGCCCACCGGTCCGAGTCTCGCGGCCTCACGATCTCCCTCGACTTCGACGGCACGTTCACCGCGGCCCCCGGGCTGTGGCGGTCGTTCGTCGCCGATGCCCAGGCCCGCGGCAACCGGGTGGTGTGCATCACCCGCCGCGAGGACACGGAAGAGAACCGGGCCGCCCTGCGGACCGCGTTCGGGGATCTTCACGACGAACTTGCCGGCGTGCTGCTCGTCGGGCCGGACCAGCGGAAGCGGTCGGCCGCAGCGGCCGCCGGCATTTCGGTCGACATCTGGGTCGACGACTACCCGGAGGGGGTCGGCGAGCCAGCCCCAGCCGCCTCGCGCGGCGTGAAGGTCTCGACGCTCGCCGGTGCCCGGGCCGCCGCGGCGGCCGCCGCCGCCCGGATGCGGATCGCCCTCAGTTCAACGGAGGCCTCCCGATGATTTCCGACGCCCCGGTCGCCGTCGCCGATACCCTCGACGGCGGCCTGCTCGCGAAGATCAAAGCGTTCGTCGAGGCGTCCAAGTCGGCCGCCGCCGACGGCCTCACGTGGGCCGAGTTCGGCGACCTCATGCTCGCCCTGCTGCGGCTGGTGATCGCGGGCCTCGACGTCGCCAACGGCCTGAGCGGTGCCGCGAAGAAGGCCCTCGCCCTGGAGGCGGTCGCGAGCCTGTTCGACGCCGTGGCCGACAAGGCCGTGCCGCGCGTCGCCTACCCGATCTGGATCCTCGCCCGGCCCGCGGTGCGGTCGCTCGTGCTGGCGCTGGCGTCGGGGGCCGTGGAGCAAGTGCTGCCGCTCGTGAGGCGCTGACATGCTCGACAACGTCCGGTTGCTCGTGGAGTGGGCTCCCCTGCTCGGCTACGCCAAGCGGCTGTCGGCGGCCGTAGATGACGGCGGCCGGGCCGACACGATCGCCGACGCGATCGAGTGGCTCGCCTCGAAGACCGGCAACCGCATGGACGACGAGCTCGCCCGCCTCGTGGCGGCCGTGCTGCACACCCCGCAGGGCGCGGCCCTCGCGGGATGGATCGC